CGTCTACAGCACGTATCACATATCATGTAAAAGTGGGTGTGAACTGGGTTCTATTAGGTGATTCAGGTTCGCCTGCTTTCTCATTTGCTAACTTTGCACCAACAGCAGCAGTAGACGGAGACGTATATATTAGATTAACACAACAAGGTGGTGGTCTAGATTTAGCACTTTCTGTATTTAATTCAGCATCAGGACTATTTCAAGCAGTAGAAGCACCGTTACACGGTTCAAATGATTTAGCATCAGCAACCTTAATTAATGAAGGTGATGTTTATACTTCGTATAATAACGCAGGATTAGGTATCATTTCTTTACAGAGACATACTGGCGCAACTGAAAACGTAATAACAAGTGATGTGATCGGTGATATAGCAAGTATTACAATGACTTTAAGCATTGCAGGTGTAGGTTTTTCATTCGCAAATGAATCTCTAACTAATATAGTACAAACAATGCAATCATCTACAAACTTGAATGATGAAAATGTAAAAATCGAAAAAATAGGTTCTAACCGTATACGTTTTACACGCACAGACGGCAAAGAATTAGCAATAGTAATTGACGCAGGTTCACAACCACATCTATTAGGTCTTACTGGCTTCAGCATTGCTAAATCTGTATGGGAAGAATTATCATACGAAGCATCATCAGCAACACCAACTGGTGATATCGCTGAAGGCACGCTATGGTTCGACGCAGACCTAAAAATTGAAATTCTACGTAACGAATTTAATGGTTCAGAAATGGCATGGGCACCATATGGTTGGTCAGAAGATACTAACGGGTTAGGTCAAGCAGACTTACAACTACGTTCAGGTAAACCAGCAAAGCGTAAAGATGGAACATCAGCATTAGTAGCAGGTGATATCTGGGTAGATTCAGATGCAATGCCATATCCAACAGTATATCGTTGGAGTGGGTCAGATTGGGTTAAGTTAGACAATGCAGACCAATCATCGACTAACGGCGTAGTATTCGGGCATTATGCATATGAAGCACCATTTGATGAAAATGGAGCGGCTAACTCTCGTACTGAACATGCACAAGCACCAAATGCAGAACTACACCCAGAAAATATTCTAATGGTAAACATGGATTACTCAACATACAACGTTAAGCGTTGGACAGATGGTGAGTGGGTATGGGCTTCAGGTCTAAACTTAGATGGCTCAGGTCGTTTCGGTTCAGAAGCAACACGTGGTGTAGTTGTAGAAGCAATGCAAGCAGCACTAGCAGGCAACGAAGGTATTCGTGCAGAATCAACATACTTCAACTTAATCGCAGCACCTGGTTATCCAGAACTAATGGACGAAATGATTACTCTTAACAAAGATAAGAAAGAAATCGCATTCGTTATTGGTGATGCTCCGCTAACATTGAAATCAGATTCAACTTCACTAAAAGCATGGGCAGATTCAAATCTACCAGCAGACGCATACGCAGGTATCTACTACCCACATGGTCTATCAACAGATTTATCAGGTAACGATGTAGTAATCCCAGCATCAGCAGTTGCACTACGTACTATCGCATTCTCAGATCAAGTATCATTCCCATGGTTCGCTCCAGCAGGCTTGACACGTGGTGTAGTATCGAATGCTTCACAAGTAGGTTATGTAACAGACGAGAATGAATTCTCACGTGTACGTTTAACAGAAGGTCAGCGTGACGTTCTTTATACAAATCGTATGAACCCAATCGCAGATATGCCAGGCACAGGTCTAGTAGTATATGGTCAGAAAACACTTCAATCATATGCATCAGCAATGGATCGTGTGAATGTAGCACGTCTAGTAAACTATATGCGTTTCAATCTTGATCAGCTATCACGTGGTTTCTTATTCGAACAGAATGACAAAATCACACGTGACAACATGCGTGATGCAGTAGAACGTTTCTGTGGTGAACTAGTTACTAATCGTGGTCTATATGACTTCTTAGTAGTATGTGATGATACAAACAACACTCCAGCACGTATCGATAGAAACGAGCTATGGGTAGATGTTGCAATTCAGCCAGCAAAAGCAGTTGAGTTTATCTACATTCCACTACGTATTCGTAACACAGGTGAAGCACTATAATATAGTAATTCAGAACTAATCTTTAAAACCCGGCAGAAATGTCGGGTTTTTTATTAACTACAACTTTAATATAGCACTTATCTGATAAATACTTGTATAACATTATAGTTTGCAAACTATTATTAGGAGACATAACAATGGCAAGAACATTACAAAATTTTGGTGTACCTACAGACTCTGGTGACAACGTTACTGGTGGTGGTATTTTACAGCCGAAACTAAACTATCGTTTTCGTGTTCAAGTATCAGGCTTCGGTGGTATAACAACAGCGACAAGTGAATTTACACGTCAAGTAATGAATGTAACACGTCCGAAAGTATCACACGAGTCAATCCCAGTAGATTCATACAACTCACGTATGTACATGATGGGTAAGCACACATGGGAACCAGTAACAATCACTCTAAGAGATGATGTTGCTAACAATCTAACAAAACTAGTTGGTCGTCAACTACAATCACAGCTAGATCACAAAAATCAAACAGGTCCTTCAGCAGGTACTAACTACAAATTCTCAACACTAATTGAGATGCTAGACGGTAACTCAGGTAACCCAATTGAACAGTGGCAACTAGAAGGTTGTTTCTTAACAAACACTGACTACTCACAATCAGATTACGCTGTTTCAGATCCAGTGACAATTGCATTAACACTACAGTATGACAATGCAGTATTCACAGATGACAACATTATGCCAGGACAAACATTCGTTAATAACTCAGACATTCTAGGTTAATAATAGGATAAACAATGGCGGAACGTAAACTTCATGAGGGACGTACACCAGGTACAATCTTAGCAGATAGTAGCGGCGCAAGAAAGAAATTTGGCTTTGATTCACCACATGGATCAGCCATTTCTTCTGCACCAAAACTGTCAGATATGTGGTACACCGAATGGAAAGGTGCACATGGACAAATCATGGATGATGTATCGGGGCTGTGTAGAGCAGTTTCGCCAATAAGTGTACAAACTACTACTCAACCAGTTGACAAATATGGAAAAAGAGTATATGTTCCGACACGTGTTGACTTTCCAGAAGTAACATTTACAATGTATGATACTATCAACGGCAATACAATGATGTTAGCTGAAAGTATATATCGTAGATTTTTTAAAAATAGTGACATGAATGTTGACAGTGGTGCGTTAGAAACATCGTTGAATGAAGATGGTAACACTGGTAGAAAATTAGTATCTGATAATGATACTTTTAGAAATTTTGAGAGAATTACTTTATTTCATTGGTTTGGCGATTTAGAAACTACTGGTACTATACAGCGTATTATTTTAATTAATCCTATTGTTACAAATATAACATTTTCAGGTAGTGAATATGGTACATCAGAGTTGAGAACAATAGACTTCACTGTACAACCAGAGAATATCGTATTTGGTACTCCATATAATGTCGATCCTGCGCTTCCAGAATGGATGGATTATGGACTTGAATATATTTTACAATCTGCGACTGTAGATTCAGCACAATATGTATCATCAAGATTAAGAGCAAATCTTAATGGAAATAATCAGTTACGAGCATTTGGTGATCCTGCAGTTGATAACAGACAATTTCAATCAGAAGACTTAATGCCGGGATACGAACAACTACAAGCGTTTCCAGAACAGTTAACAGATGAACAGTATGACGCCCGTGAAACTAAAGCAGTACAACAAAAAATTGCTGAACTTTCTAAGTTACATGCTGAATTAAAAGCAGCAGAAGAAGCACAAGATGAAGACGCACGAAAAGATGTATTAGAAAGATTAGTACAAGCACGTAACGAGACTGGTTATATAGAAGCTAGACGTGCAGGTAGAACCAATACAAGTGGTTCAGAATTTACTGGACGTGCAAATAATGGTGCTAGAACTAATACAAGTGGTAGTGATTTTGCAGCAGAAACTTTATATCCTAATTTAGGTAACTTGCAAACAAGTGGCGGAAGACCAGTCGGCACTGAACAATTTAATAGTTCTACAATGGGAAATTTACTGTCACAAGAATTGACAAGTTCATTCTTTAATGGTAGAAAGTTTGATATTGGAAATGTTACTAACGGAATTGCTCAAGGTATTATGGGGAACTCAGGAATAGGATCACTACAAAATCTTGGAAGAACATCACAAAGCAGATTTGGTATTGGCGGCGACATAGTTAGAGATAGTTTAATAAGTAGTTCCAGAAATAATAGACGTAGAACTTCAAATAATTCTTCAAATGCATCTAATCCTGCTTCTTCTATAAGAAACACTGCACAAAGAGGTATTAGTGCGCTAAGAAACTTTACTAGGGGGATACGATTTTGAATATTGATATAATTGTAGCTCAACTCGTAAGAAAAGGCTTTACAGAAACACGTGCAAAAGAATATGCAAATGAAGTTGTAAAAATTTCAAAAGCATATAATGTTAGCCCGATGTATCTAACAGATCAACTATCAAGTGATTTTAAATTAAATGACTTAGGTTCATTCCTAGTTAATAGCGCATTGCGATTTGGGTACAAGACGGGAACAATGAAGAACCGTAACCCTAATAAATATATCGCAAGAGCTATTATAAAATGAGCAAATATCATCAAGGTAAATATAAAGTAACTAACCAAGATAAGTATGCAGGTGCAGGCTCACCGACATTTAGAAGTAGTTGGGAACTTACATTCATGCAATTCTGTGACAACAACCCAAACGTTCTTGCTTGGGCGAGTGAACCAGTTAGAATTACATATCAGCATCCTTTGACGGGAAAGCTAACGAGTTATGTTCCAGATTTTATTATGACATACATAGACTCGAATGGTAAGAAACACGCAGAACTAATTGAGATTAAACCTGCGGCGCAAAGTAGACCAGATTTAGCTAGAAAACGTGGAGAACAACAACAAGTAGTTGTGAACTATGCGAAATGGGAAGCTGCAAACAAATGGGCATTGAAGAGAGGTATGCGTTTTAGAGTTATAAATGAGGGAGACATTTATCAGAATACTAAAAAGCCAAAACCTGTTAAGCCAAGGAAAAAGAAATGACAAAAAAATTAGAAGAAACATTCAACATTGATCCAGTAGAAGAACAAGCTAAAGAAACTCCTACAATTGAAGAAAGCAGAGACTTGACTGAAATATTATCAAGTGAACTTGCTAATACTGATAAGATTGACGCTTCACTGCCAATGGTTCAAGGATTGAATGAGCATGACAAAGACATGGATGATATTCATGAAAAAGCTATCAATACATTTGAAGAACTGATTAGTCTCGGCATGAATGTAGAAGTACATGCAGGTGCAAAGCTAATGGAAACAGCAAATCAAATGCTAAAGACTGCAATGGAAGCTAAAGATAGTAAAGTAGATAGAAAGCTAAAGATGCTAAATCTACAATTGAATAAAGCTAAATTAGACCTAGCAGTTGAAAAAGAAGCAAAGAATAAAGCGAAAACTGAAGATGATTTTGAAACTGAAGGTCATTTAGTTATGGATAGAAATGAACTTATGAAACGTCTCGCCACTGCACAGAACAAAATTGACGAAACAGATAAATAAGAATAGATATTATTATTGGAGAAACCAATGAAAAGTTTTAAAGAATTTTTAACAGAGTCAACTAACGAACATAAAATGACTCTACGCTTTGCGGCAGAAATAGAAGAAAATGACGTAAATCGTATTGAGCGTTTCTTGGGAAAGTATGACCTGAGAACGATTTCACGTGTTTCAACAACGCCAATCACAAAGAGTCCATTATTCTTTGATGACGTAGAAAACACAAAAGTTTCTAAAGTAGATATTACAACTGGTTATCCAATGTCAGCAGACATTCTTCGCCAGCAACTATCTGACTTACTAGAAATGAACATTACACATATCGCAGTACACCCAGAAGGTTGGGAACCAACTGAAGAAGTTGAAGAAGACGGCGACAAGAAAGCACTACTTGATTCAGATTATGATGACAAATCAGACAATGGTGAACATTATGGTCGTACTTTCGTTGATAACTTCTTAAAAACACTTTCAAAGCGTGATGACCATGATAAAGTAGAAGTAGAAAATGCATTATCAGTGAAAGCAAAACGTGATAAAGCAGGTGACGTTATGACTACTGAAGATACTGCAAGCGATTCAGTTATTTCAGGAGACGAAGAATGAAAAAGCATTTCAATCTAACAACAACAGAAGACAACGGTAAAGCGATTACTACAACTAACACAAGCACAGAGTATCCAGAAGAACTAGTTCGTATGCTTGCTCTTGCAGGTCAAGGTATGCCACAAGTAGCTCCTGCACCAGTAGCAGATGATTGCGGATGTGGTGGATCACCATGTGGTTGTGACGAAGCAGTTGAAGAAGAAATGGAAACAGAATATCAAGCAACACCAGCAAATGATGAGCTTTCTTTAGATGATTATTCAAAGAAGACAGCGAATTCTATTCCACGTCAAAAGAAAAGATTAAAGCCAAGTGCAGGTGATAACCCACTTGAGTATTCAATGAATGAAGATGACATCTATGAAGCACTAATGGCAGACTTTGATCTAAACGAAGATGATTCATTCAGAGACAGAGATAACTTTGTTACTGCATACATTGGCGCGGCTGAAGAACTAGCTGATGAGGAAGATTTTGCAGATAGACACGTTGACTGGAGTTCTGAAGCAATCGCAGACATGGAAAGAGATGCTGAACTATTTTTTTCTAAAGCAGAAAAGCTAATGCAAAAAACAGGCGGTGATCCAAGACAGCACGGTGTTGATTTTTGGCTAACTCGTAACGGACACGGCGCAGGTTTCTGGGATAGAGACTACGGCGATCTAGGCGATAAGCTAACAGCATTTGCAGAGAAATTCGGCGAACAGCATGTGTACAAAGGCGATGACGGCAAAGCATACCTTACTTAATTAAACGCTCTACCGACTGAGCGGCCCTTAAAGAGCGTCCCAATGGGGCGCTTTTTTATTTGCATAAATACAATTAACTTAGAACTTAATGAGGTATACATGATTTGGACAGAATGGGATAAACTTACAGAAGTAATTGTAGGTTCAACATATGATGCGAATTCGTTTAATGAGTATGATGATACTGAATTTGTAGATGGATTGTCTAAGATATTAGAAGAAACTGAAGAAGATTTCAAATCTCTATCCAAGATATTTGAATCTGCTGGAGTAAAAGTACATAGACCTAAACAGATAAAACTGTCATCTGAAAAAACAAGGCATTGGGAATCTAAATTTCCATATCCTGCTATATGTCCTAGAGATCATCATATAGTATATGGTGATAAGATACTAAAAACATACGGCGGTGATTGTAATAGATATACAGAGGGTGATTATTTTGTTGATATTATGTTAGAGAAATTTCAACAAGGACGTAACTTCATAAGTATGCCATCGCCAATACTACAATCTGAATATCAACATTATGAAACAATGGAACCTCAGATTATGTATCACGCTGCAAATGTATTGAAGTGTGGTGATACTGTATTACACAGTAAACCATATCCAGATCCTGATGGTAGAAGTTTTGATGCTAGAGGAACACAAGCAGGCTTACAATGGGTAAAGAAAAATATGCCTGATGATACTAAGTTTATTGAAGTTGATGAATCAGGTCACTTAGATGGCACACTTGCGCTAATAAAACCTGGGTTATTGATGACATGGCATAAGAAGAATATCCCAGAAGAATTAAAAGATTGGGACTATATCATACTAGAACCTTGGGATCTACCTGAATGGTTTCATGAAATGAGAATACAGCATTTCTATAAAGAGAAAGTGTCAGATTGGTTAGGGCATTGGATTGGATATGTTGATGAAACTGTATTCGATTTAAATGTAATAAGTATTGATGAGAATACAATCATTAGTAATGGTTATGATAAAAGGATTGCAGATAAACTAAAAGAACACAACGTTGAAATGATACCGTTTGATTTTAGACACAAATATTTCTGGGATAGCGGATTGCATTGCGTGACATTAGATTTAAGTAGAGAAGGAAGTAGAGATAGATATGTATAATATAGTATTAAATACCCCAGAGGTAATAGTCATAGATGACTTTTTACCAGAAGAGATACAGGACCGTATCCTGAATCAAGTACAGGTAGATAAGTGGCAGTCAACATTAGTAGATGATAAGTTCTGGCATATGACTGACGGTATTAACTATAAAGGACCTAAGCGTTGGTATTCAGACGCTCCATTTAATGATAATTATGATCTATGGTTTGATAATTTAAGTAAATTTCTTGATACTGCTAAGAATATAAATCATGTAGTACCAGGAATTGAAGATGGTATCTTTGATATTGCATTACGTTGTCATGCTTATCCAGTTGGAAGTAAAAATCCTTGGCACTTTGATTTAGGATTTAGTACCTATACATATTATCTGCATAAAAATTGGCAAGCGAACTGGGACTCCACATTATTAGTTTTACCAGAAGGAAGTGTAGACTTTGAACAAGTGTTACCTTTAAAAGAGGGTACTGTACATTATGATAGTTACGCAGACTTAGAAAGCCCAATGGAAATGTTTGAACAATCTGATAAATTTAAATCAATAATTGATAAAGGTTTCGGTACATTCGTTAGTCCTAAGCCAAATCGTTTAGTATTGATTAAAGCAGGTGTAGTACACGGTATAAATCGAGTAGATAGTGATGCTGGTGACAATATCAGAGTTTCATTGACTGGCGCAATAGCAGAAAAAAGTTATGCGACACGCTTACCTAGATTTGCAAATATGGAAAGACCTAGAAAATAACTCATGGCAGATTTAACAAAAAAAGCATATGCAAAGACTGAATATACAGATGCGCAGTTACTAGAATTTAGTAATTGCTTCGATCCTTATTACTTTCTTAACAATTATTTTACAATTCAACATCCTACTAAAGGTAGTATGATATATAAAGCATATTCATATCAAGATGAGCTTGTAAACTCATATCACAATTATCGCTATAGTATTTCAATGCTTGGACGCCAGATGGGTAAGTCTACCACAGCGGCTGGCTACTTGTTATGGTATGGCATGTTTGTACCTGACCAAACTATCCTTATTGCGGCACACAAGTATTCAGGTGCGCAAGAGATTATGCACAGAATTAGATATGCATACGAATTATGTCCAGATCATATTAGATGTGGGGTTGTATCATACAATAAAGGGTCAATTGAGTTCGATAATGGTTCACGTATCATTGCACAAGCTACTACAGAGAACACTGGACGTGGTTTGTCTATCTCATTGCTTTACGCAGATGAGTTTGCATTCGTAAGACCTACTATTGCTAAAGAGTTCTGGACTTCTATATCTCCTACACTTGCTACTGGCGGTAAAGCTATCATTACATCTACTCCCAACTTAGATGATGACCAGTTTGCTCTTATCTGGCAAGGCGGACTAAAGACATTAGATGAATATGGGAACAAAACTGAAGTTGGAGTCAACGGCTTTAGAGCATACAAAGCTATTTGGAATCAACATCCTGATAGAGATGACAAATGGGCATCAGAAGAAAAGGGACGTGTAGGAACTGAACGTTTTTTACGTGAACATGAATGTGAATTTGTTGCATTTGATGAAACTCTAGTAGATAGTGTTAAGTTATCATACTTTAAAGGTATGGAACCTATAAAAAAGACTGGACAAGTACGTTGGTACGAGCCTATTAAGAAAGATGCAACATATGTAGTAGGATTAGATCCATCTATGGGAACAGGTGGAGATAATGCCGCTATCCAAGTTTGGAGTTTACCAGAGATGAGACAGGTTGCTGAATGGATGCATAATAAAACTGATATGCGTGGACAAGTACGTATTCTACATGAAATACTTACTGAAATTAAAGATGAGATGCGTGAACTTGGTAATAAAGCTCCTGATATCTATTGGTCAGTTGAAAATAACTCATTGGGCGAAGCAACTCTTATTCTTATCGAAGAAATGGACGAAGATAAGTTTCCGGGTGAGTTTTTACACGAACCAAAGAAGCGAGGATCATCCAGAGCAATACGTAAAGGATTTACTACTACACATAAGAGTAAAATAACTGGATGTATGAAGATGAAGTCTTGGATCGAGTCTGATAAGATGACACCACTGAGTAAAAATCTTATAAGAGAGTTCAAGACATTTGTAGCAAGAGGAAGAAGCTATGAAGCAAAGTTAGGTGAGACAGATGACTTAGTATCAGCAACATTATTATGTGTGAGACAGATACAAGTTATATCAAGGTTCGATGAGCAATACGAATCATTATTGGGAGAAAGTTTAGACAGCGATGCAGATTATGATGAACCACTTCCTATGGTATTTTGATAAATACTAAAAAGGAAACATTACTATGGCTATTAATTACAACAGCATTGCTGAAAAAACTATGAAGATCATACAAGGTTATGGCTTTCAAGTAAAGATGTTTGATTCGTCAAATGGTAAGAGTGTAGCAGACCCAAGTGAGGCTCGTTACTTCTATGTAGAAGATCCAAATCTAATGGTTCATTTACAAGATGACTCTGAAGAAATAAAACTACATTTAGGCGAAACAACTGATATCGATGATGAACGTATTAGTAGACTTATTAAAACAATGAGAACTATTGCACGAACAAACATGATCGATTTTGATATTAGAACGTTCGGCAAGCATATCGAACCAAAAAATTATGCATATGAAATTGAAAAAAACAAGGAGCAGACTATGAGTGACGTATTTAACGAGGGACTAAGCCCACTAAGCGGTTCATCACGCACAAGTCGCCAAACACTAGAAAACGTAAAGCTAATCGTAAAGCATCGTAATCCAGTAAATGAAGAGCAAAGAGGTTCACGTTCACGTAATATCTCGGCTATCTTTATTGAGAATGCAGATGGCGAACGCTTTAAGTATCCACACAAACATTTGAATGGTGCGAGAGCTATGGCTAGACACGTTGCACACGGTGGTGTACCAAGTGATATGGTTGGCGAAGCGATTGTTGAACATTCAACAAACTTATCAAAACTAAAAGAATTTATGAACGTTGTAAACAAGCAAGGTCTTGTGAATGAAAGCAATCGTTCTATTGTTGCTAATGTAAAGCAAAAGATGGAATCAATTAAAGAATCTATCAAACGTATTCAAGGCACAAAAGGCTACACATCATTTGTGGAATCACTAGCATTAAATGAAGCTGGTAATGAGAAGATGGTTTGTAAAGATTGTGGAGACGAGCAACACAAGCCGACTACTGATTGCAAACATGATTGTGATGATGAAAGCGGCTCACACTGGGTTAAGAAATCTGAACTATCAGAGGAAGCACTAGGTGAATATGTATCTAAGTTTACAAAATCAACATTTGAAGAATCACTAAAAGATATTCTACCATTAGTACATCGTGTAAACGAAGAAGAATCAGAAAATAATCGTGCAGTACAAACACAGCGTGTAGCATCTATTATCGAATCTGAAACAAATACAATTTCTTTCAGACAGAAGAGTGTAGAAGCAGTAGAAGTTGGAGCAGTTAAGAAAACAGATGAAGAAGTTCTTCCAGAAAGTAAACTAGAAACAATGGCACAGCAATTCAATGATCTTGCTGAAACGGTTGATGTTGACACAACAGAAGATACTAGACGTAAAAATAAAGGTCATGATAGAGCGGCACAACTCTCATCATTCTTAAATAATTTTGCAACATCTATGCGTAATGATCCTCAATCACTTGATGAGCAGGATGTAAAGTTAGCAGGACAATTACTTAAATTGTCAAAGCAGACAGTTGAACATGTAGAAGAAAATACAACATTGGATGAAAAATTTGATGCAATGCTTGGAGAAGCATTTGCTGGATTTGATATCCCAGTATAAATTACATATAAAATTAATTGTAAAAAAGCGTCCTTATGGGCGCTTTTTTTATGCAAAAAACACTTGACTTTGCTAAATAGATGTAGTATTATAAGTACATGCTCTAGAGAGGATGTGTTTATAACACAACTAGGCTAATATAAAACTAACATGGCTAACATAGGCTAACATAAAGGAAAATTAACATGGCTACACTAGCAGAAATCCGTGCAAAATTGCTGGCACAAGAAAACAAAGCAGAAAATAAATCAAATCAATCACGTGGTACAGATGCAATCTATCCGTTCTGGAATATGGACAACGATAGTACAGCGACTATTCGCTTCTTACCTGATGATTCTCCAGACAATGTATTCTTTTGGCGTGAACGTCAAGTAATCAAAATGCCTTTCGCAGGTGTTGTTGGTGGTGAACAGAAACCTATTCAAGTACAAGTTCCGTGCATTGAAATGTGGGGCGATACGTGTCCTGTACACGCAGAAATTCGTCCATGGTTCAAAGATCCGGCAATGGAAGATTTGGGTCGTAAGTATTGGAAGAAGCGTTCATACATCTTCCAAGGATTTGTCGTACAAAATCCACTAAATGAAGAATCACCAGAGAATCCTATCCGTCGTTTCGTGATCGGTCCACAAATCTTTAAGTTGTTGAAATCAGCACTTATGGATCCTGATATGGAAAATCTTCCTACAGACTATGATGCAGGAACAGACTTCCGTTTGACTAAGACTCAAAAAGGACAGTATGCAGATTACTCAACTTCAAATTGGGCTCGTAAAGAACGTTCATTGAATGAAGAAGAGCGTCAAGCTATTGAGACACATGGTCTAAATGACTTGAATGATTACTTGCCTAAGCGTCCTTCAGCAGAAGAACTGCAAGTAATTATGGAAATGTTTGAAGCATCAGTAGATGGTGAACTATATGATCCAATGCGTTGGGGTAACTTCTTTAAGCCATATGGGCTTGATGTGCCAGAGAATGCAGCTAAAAACAATTCTTCAACTGCACGAACTGCAACACAGACTGCACCTAAAGCTGTAACGGCTCCTGTAGCAGCTCCTGAAGCGGCTCCAGCGGCAGTAGAGGATGATATTCCATTTAAGTCAAATGAGGAAGTAGCGGCAGAGGCAGCTCCTGTAGCGGCAACTGCATCAGCAGATACTGGCGCAGGAAAAGACGCATCAGACATTCTTGCAATGATCCGTTCTCGTAAATCAGACTAATTAATAGTCAATTGGGAGAGCATTAATTGCTCTCCTACTTTCACAAATTTTTATTAGGAGTCTATTATGGCTAAAGCATTTGATGCTTCGAAATTCCGTAAGAGTATTACGAAAGCTGTCCCAGGCATGTCTGTGGGATTTCGTGATCCAGATACATGGATCTCAACAGGTAACTACTGTCTAAACAAGTTAATTTCAAACGACTTTTATAAAGGTATTCCACTTGGTAAAGTGACAGTACTAGCAGGCGAGTCCGGTGCAGGTAAATCATATATTGCATCTGGTAACATTATTAAGAATGCACAAGATCAAGGTATCTTTGTTGTATTGATCGATAGTGAGAACGCACTAGATGAAAGTTGGTTACATGCGCTGAACGTAAGCACAGACGATGATAAACTACTAAAATTGAATGTAGCTATGATTGATGATGTTGCTAAAATTATTTCAGACTTTATGACTGACTATCGCAAAGAGTACACAGATACACCCGACGAAGATCGTCCTAAGGTCCTGTTCGTACTTGATAGT